TGATTCGTTTGAATTGTCAAGTATTATTTCACACTTTTAAATATTAAGCCTCGTCAATTAGAGTAAAATATTCCTCTTCATCTTTGCTCAGGTAAATCGCATCAAAAAGATTTTCTGGCACAACGCCTAGACCAACTGCACGACGAGTTTGACAATAGTGTGCATAATCTACACACTCTTTAATTTCTGGTAGATATGGGTGTGATGAAACGATGATTTCTTGCGTCATGTGATTCTCTTTCTTTTTAACTTATACATACTTTATAGCAGATGTATGTTATGTTGTCAAGTAAAAAGGGCACCGAAGTGCCCTTTTATTTTCCTCTACTAAATCTGTTTGTTGGTCTATTTTTTAACGATATCGTATGTCAGTTCTTCTATTTTCATAACACCTTTTCCGTTCCAAATCTCATTCCCAAACTCAATTGCACCGACGATATCATCTTCATTGATCCAGCCTAAAGAAACCATTTGGTCCAGTAATTCTTTCACATTAAAAGAGATATCAAATGCTCCAGTTTGATTGTTATAATCATCCTTACCATTTTGATTTTGGTAAGTGTCCGTAAAGTAGATCGCAGTAGAATTAAATGGAAGACAGTTTGGATCTTGGTCATTCCAATTCTTTAAATCAGAACATTGCGAAACTCTATGAAACGCAAAGAGTTTCTGTCCTTCGATATTTAAATATTTTGTGCTTCTACCCGGTCCTGTATAAAAACCAGTCCGTCGGCGTTCCTTTACCAAGTGGTTATCTTTAATGAGGACCATTATTTCTTTGCCCCCAACACGCAATTTCTCAAACTCTGCTAAACTATATTTTTTGTCCATTAAGACAAAACGAAGATGTGTGTTGCCCTCGCCCATAAAAGTATAGTTGTATTTCACATTCATAGACAACTTTGAAAGCTCATTGATACGGAGTGGAAATTCACCAGATGTATGAAACCTATTGCCGTATTTATCAAACGCTTTAACGCCAATCAAATGATGCGGATGAAACTGCGCTCGTTTAGTCCCTTCATAGAACTTGGGTGCGATATCAAAAAACCAACCCGTTCCATCGCGTTTCATACAAGACTTAACTTCTGGAATATTACCTTTGAATACCGTCCATCCAAAATCGGCATTGGAAGCCCAATCTGACTCAATACGTTTGCCGCCTTTTATTTCTATTTGTTCCTTATAAGGATCCCGATAACCTGAACCTGTTTTCTTTTCCTCGATATCTTTTTGCTGATAATTATAACAGGTCCTATCGGCATTATTTACAACTGAGCCTGCCGGTGTCGTTTTTTGCATTATGCCAGTACCTGTAGTTCTGCTTTCATTTGTATAAAATTCAAAGTCAGTATTAGTACTAAGAAAATAATTATCCATTTCTTCACGTAAATCGGTGAGTTCATTTGAATCTAAAACACCATCAAACCTGTCACCTTTATTCTTGTAAAAAGCCTCTAATGCACGGCGTGTTTTCCCACCGTAAGAACCATCGACTACACCTGCATTATACCCTAAATTATGAAGTAGGTTTTGAGCATCAGTTACAGGATTTGCACCTACAGTAGTAGATAGTGCAACCGTAACGGCTACGGTGGATAGTAAATTTTTCATTGTATTTCCTTCATGTGTTTACACTTGATTTATACTAATTCTTTTAGAATATCAAGCAAAAAGTGGTTGCATTGTTTCGAAAACTTTGTTGTAAGCATTTACTTCTGCTTCATAGTATTCATAAAAATCTGAGTCGTCAGTAAAATGAGCATGGTCACAATTATAACTGGCACAATGTTCATCCCATACACGATTCATTGCTTCCATGCCTTCAAGCAAATCACCACGACCATAAGAAGTCATTACTGTTTTAGCATCTTCAAAGGTAGTAGCAAACTTATAAAAACTAGGGATTCTAAACATATTACATTCTCCGTTTTCTCAACTTATACATTCTTTATAAAGTGATTCGTTTAGAATGTCAAGTAAAAAACGCAAGAAAGAATCCTGCGTTTTCAATGACTTATAAATTAATTTGTATACATCTTACGATATGCTTCGATATCTTTCTCATACTGTTTTGAACAAAAACTAGATTGACGTTTCCAAAAATTCATCTTACGCTCACATATGTCTAACTCTTTAGAGGCATGATGTTTTTCAACTCTATCGTCACTTTTCAATAATATAAATTTCAGGAAAAAATAGTTTTCTAAATGCTTACAAATCATATGATTAGAATCATAATCATCTGTTCTAAATGCAGAATTAAATGTACGCTTATCAGTGTCGCTATAAAAAAACATCATGTGCATATCTCCTTTAAATCACATATACTGTTATATCAGTGATTCGAAGATTTGTCAAGTAAAAACTAAGAAAAAATATTGTTTATATTGCCTTCAAATATAAAATGTCCAGTGTGGTCTAATTTTACCAAAGGATCAAGCCATATCTTACCATCAAGATTTTGCCATCGTCTACAAAACGCATAGTCTTCTGATAGATATCTTTTTGTATCAGGTTCTAGATATGTATCAAAGAACAAGTATGTCCATTTTGCAAACTCTGGATCCATATTCAAATCATTATTAAAATAAAGATCAGGATATTCTTCAATCATTTTTATAATTACTTCACGCTTAATTAGCATGAAACCAGTTGCAGCATCTTTTAACTCTGTAAGACCATCTGTCATTTGTATTTGTGGTTCATCGCCGTCTATATTATATTTGAAGTTAAGTGCATAGTTTGAACCAACTGAATTTAATAAGTTTGCATCAATTGATGTATTATTTACTACATTATGTTTTATATTATTCCAGTTCAAATCTTTTTTAGGATATGCACCCACAATAATATCTTTATCATGTTGTAGCATATGTAAGATATCAAGTGCATCAAAATTTATATCTGCATCAATAAACATCATATGTGTTGCTTCTGGATTAGCCATAAAATATGCTACCATATGGCATCTAGCACGTGATATTAAACTTTCGTTTGCACTTGTAGTCAGAGAGTATGGTATTTCATGTTTTGTGAACATCATATGTGCACGTGTCCATGATCTAAAAAACGGTTCTGTTACCTGCCCGCCATAACAAGGAGTGCAGTAATGTACATGTGTTTTTTTAATAAAGTCTAAATCAATTTCTTTTCTAAATTGCAGGCAATGCTCTAATGCGCTATTATTCAATTTCTATCCGCTTCATTAATTTATAGTTAGATTATATTTTACACGATTCTAAAGTATTTGTCAACTTCTTTGATCTTTGATCCAGTTCTTGGCCTGTGGCATAGATGGAGACTTATTTAAAAATTTATCAATTTCTCTATCAACTTCTAAGAAATTTGATTTACGTTCTGGATCTTCTAGTCCACCAGAGTTATCAACAATATGAAATTTTCCTGCACCGAATAACTGTTGGAACTTCATAAGATTCTGCTGTACTGCTTGCCACATCTTAGTTACTTGGTCTCTTGGTAAACTTCTAGGACGATTTTCATTACGCTCTTGTGCAACATCTTCACTCGTATTAACAAACAACATCATTGTTTCATAGCCAAGTTCTTTTAATTGTTCACTTGCTTTTTGAACTTTTGCTACATCTTTACCGGTACCATCAATAATAAGACCCAAACGTCCGTCAATATGCAATTGTTGTTTATTCTTTGTAATCTGTTTTGCACGATTACGAATTTCTTGTCCTTCATCAGAATAGATATCATCTGGAGTCAATTCTTTTCCTGCTTTATCCATCATATATTCATAAATGTCATCTGAATTTACTGTTCTGAGACCAGTTCCTTTGAGCATCTTATTAGCAACAAAACTTTTGCCACTACCTGGACCGCCTGCAAGGAATACTGCTTTGAAAATATGAGGGTCATTAACACCTTCATCCACTTGTTTAATAACTTCATTAACACGCATTTGTACTTACTCCGATAATTCTTTACATGTATATTTATCTAGGACCCAAGACTGTCTGAGATTTTATTGATTCCCATGATGTGATACTATTTGCTATTTTAGGAGAAACATTATTAATAATTCTAGTATGACGTGGTTGTATGCTATTAGTAAATAACACACGCTTTTCTTCTTCTTTTACTGCATTATAATCAGCACCAGGCGATTCGTATGCAAGTTCCTTTCTTACACTATACAAATTACGCAATGTCTTCTTATATCCAGAAAGTTCTTCAATTATTATCATTGCTTGTTTTTTTTGTCCAGTTTTGAAGATAACAGAATTAGATTCAGTATATTGTCTAATATCACTTATTGCATTTCGAATTAACGTTTGTTGTGTTGTTACGCTTTTTCCTATAGTTGGGCGCCACAGTGATTTAAATGATTGAGAAAGAACTGACATTAATGGTAACTTATTTCCTTTGTTGTCAGTAGTTGTGTGATTCCCCGCAGTGTCTATAATAGATGCATCAGATGCTGCAGATGAAATTTGTGGATTTGATATATCGCCCCTTAGGTCCGGTGCAGTAAAATTAGGCTGGCCGCCACCTTGTGAAATGCCGACCACATCTTTGATACTAGGTGGCGAATCCAAATCAGGAATAGGCAATTGAGATGTTTCTCCTCTAGACACAGATGAAATATTAGATGATGTTGCTGATGTTGAATTACTACCAGTTACTGGTTTTCTAACGATACGTTCTGATCCATCAGATGATGTTATAGTTTCAAATTCTGAACTTAAACCATTATTGCCAGTATATAAATCAAATAAGTATGCGTCTATTGGTTGATAGATACTTGCTGCCAAACTGAATGGTGATTGAGGAACTCCTGGTAGTGAAGATGCATTATCTATTGCACTACCAAGGATTGAATCAACATCACCTGCAAACGCACGAGGATCTACAGAAGTAGGGATATTAAATCCAGCATTACCTGTTGGTAACGGAGCATTTAATAATCCAGCAGCATTTTTTAATGCAGGTGATCCTGTATTCATTAATACTGCTAATTTACATGGATCCAACATAGCACCTGCCATTGTCATTGCTGCTAGTTTGTCTGCTATCTGAGATGCCATATTTGCAATGTTTGCTATTTCTCCAAATATTTGGTTTGCCACACTTGATACAGCATTCATCGCACTTGCTGCCATGTTCCCTAAATCACCTAGCATACCTTTAATGTTTGGTAATAACCCCATCACAGAATCCAATGCTCCATTAACTACGCTAGATATATTGCTTATTAATGAATTAATATTATCAGATATTGGGCCAACTAATCCTGAAATTATATTTGAAATATCGCCCGAGATTCCATTAAAGAAATCCATAACACCAGTTTGATTGAGTATATTTAAGAGTGACGATTTTGCACTATCCAATAGTCCAAACGCACTATCAAAACTACCTGACATTACACCCATTAATTCGTTGAATAGGCTACAACTATTATCCTGTTCTCCAAAAGATTTATTAAGGCTTGATAAGGTGTCAGCATCTTGCAATGTCTGTGGCAAGTCTTGGATCTGTTGTCCTGTATGTAAATTTAAATTATTAAACATACCAATTGCAGCAGTTCCTAAGGTCGCACCAAGTAATATTTTATCAAAATCTAATCCAGTTTCAGTCAATACTCCTGCAATAATTGTACTTTTAAGAAGAACGCTACCACCATTGCTAGTATCAGCCAACAAATTAAAAGAATTATCTGCGCCACTTAGTGATGAAACCCCTGGACTTGAATTGTATTCTGTATAGTTTGAAATACCATCGTTGGAAACCGAGGTATATGGATTTGTAAAATTATTATCTGCTAGTTCACTTGATATAATAGATAATGCTTCTTTTCTATTATATTGTTCTTCCGCAGCATTTAACTCTGCTAACCGAGAGGGTGATAATTCAATTTTACTTGTTTCGTCATAGTATTCTACAGGTGTATTGACAGTTTCGCCCAAAGACGCAAATATAATATTGTCTGCAGTAGGAGTATTTGATCCTGTTAGACTACCGCCACCTTTTCTTATAAATTCTTGATATAGTCTTTCAAATTCTGCTTCGCTCATTGACATCTTATTCACCCATTAATATATGTTTTGGCTGCACCAGATGCTACTTTAATTCCACATGAATGTGAATCATTAACTCTACCAAGTGGCCTACCGTTGACATAAACGTTAGGAGAACCTTGCACTAATGGAGTTACATGTGGAACACAAGACGGTGGTGATCCCATGGGTATATCGTGAGGAAAAGTTTTATCCCCTAGCCTATATGCAAGTTTACCTTCAATAATAACATTCTCACTGCCCATACCACACTTCCCAGGAGCACAAGGCGCATGGGGCGTTAACATATCTGTTGTTCTGGCAGCCTGTGGCATTATGTAATTAATCCTGGTGTATCTGGTACAACTAATCCGCTTGTAGCGGCTCGATATGCATCTGTTGTTTCTTTATTTGTTTTTAACACTGCTACTACTTTGTCTGCACTAAATGCCACTTCACCTTCTGCATCACCTGTGATAGTGAAAGGCTGAAATGCAGCACCTTGTGGCCCAATTGCGATAGTCAGCGGGCGGGCAAGAACAATTGTTTCAGTATTTTCACTTATCAATTTTCCTAATGCCTCTTGCCCACTCATAAGAGCAATGGTAACAATATCGTTTACTTTGTGTTTCGCTTGTACTAACATTTTATCCTCATTCTATTATGTTATATTTATTCTTTTAATTAACTTATACTATTATATATCTCTGAATTTCAACGTATCTAAGATAAATTCTTTGGAGAAACGTTTCAAAACATCGAAGTCAGTAGGTGTATCCTCTACACGCTCAAGTATTCCACTACTCCTGTTTAATATCCATCCATCCACAACACATATAAGGTATATATCACCGTATAGTAAATCGTGTATTAATAAAAGTTCAGGATCTTTATCTGGACACGCATGGCATACAGTATGGAAACAACATAGACCGTTTCCACTGTTAGTATAAAATCCTTCACTGATATATTCCCATACATCAGGCCAAGTAGTAGGATTATCATAGTTAAATCCTTGACTATGGTATTTTAAACTTTTCCACCAATCTACAACTTCTTGTAGGTTAGTTTCTGTGAAATTGTTTTTAAGTTCTAGTCTTTTCTGGCGCCACTCATAAAGAAGTGTCGATTTGTCACTCATTTACATTGACCATCTTTTTATTGTATAACTAATTTCAGTTGTATAGGTTGCATCCTGTATAAAGTGTATTATTAATTCGTCATTTTCAACTTTAACATCGAATGAAATATTAGAAAATTCTACTTCCGGTGCCACTGGTGGCGCAGGTACCGCTGGCGGTTCAGGATACAATGGGTTAGGATACATCTCTGCGATATTATCTGTATTAAAATCCTGCCACAATTCAGTACTTTCGTCTGTTAATTTAACTTGATTCACACCATGTGGATAACCATTAATTACTTTCATAGTTCCTGTACGAAGGAATAAATTACCCTCTACTGTACTTTCTTGCTTTAATGAGTAATCAATAAAGTATGTACTGCATGTATCAACATGATATTTTAAGAATGTATCTGCTGTAATTTCAAATGTTTTCTTAAACAAACTAGAACGTTTGCCGCTATGGTGGGAATGTGATGAAAGATGCTGGTCTGCAAATATTTGATTATATGAGTTCTCTGTTAAAACTTCTACATTTCTGCGGGATCTTGCATAAAATGGTGCCTCAAATTCTGGTACATCTATATAGCCAACATCTATTGTGTCAGCAAAATCTACATCTGATGGACTACCAATTAATGTTTTAGTATAATAATATTCTCTATGCTTATTACTATAGTTATATAGTGTGTAATCATTTGCTCCTGCTTTATCACGTTCATTAATAAAAATAGTAGCACTGTTTGATACTAAGTCTGGTAATGCCCACATTAATTGAAACTCTAATAAGTTCAATGATGCTAATGCATCGGATGTATATACTGGTAATGTAGTATCATCATATCTATAGTAGTTATTAATTTCTTCTAGTGACATTGAAGATAAATCAGAACCAAGAGGCACCGTTGCAACTCTAGGAGATAGAAAATCAAACTCTGATAAAACAAGCGACAATCCATTCTGTATATCTCGACTATAATCTATGTAGTAGTCATTATTTATAAGTGGCGTCCCATCACTTCTAAGAGTTGGAGTTGAAAGTGGAGTTACATCAAGATCCTGTGTATCAATATCAGTTGTATGAAATTGAAAATCTTGATTACCCGTACCCAACTGCTGCCATTCGCCTACATTATTTCTATACCAATAGGTAACTCTGTCAGGCCCAGTGATCACTGCTACATCACCATTTCCACCAAAACTGTCTAATGGTTGAACTGGTGTTGTTGTATAATCTATATTTACGTTAAGTGGATGATAATCAAGAATGTAATCTATAACTTCAGGAACCCATTCAGAATTATCCCACTTGAATAATCCAAAATTTGATTTATTCATATAAGTTGATTTATCATTGGGAGCAATGTCTTGGGACGGCATCGCATCATTATGTTTCATATACAAGGAAGTTATAGTTACATCCCTTACAGAATCATATACTACTGATGTTACAGTGCCTTGCGTATAATCTTCAACCCCAATGACTTCTAATACTTCGCCATCTCCATTTAATGGGCCAAGTGCAAGTGATGTAAACTGTAAATTTATATCATTTGATGGTGCGCCCATAGTTCTGTATTCAGTATTCCCAATCTTTTTTATAATATATGTTTTTCCAGGATCAATTTCAGATGATGGAATTCGATGGTCATCATATAAAAATCTCTTTAAATAAATTGTTTCGCCAGGAGATAGATTTACATTGCCTTCCCATTCTACATTTTGTAAGTAAAAATGCATTGCTTCAATTAACGCATTAACGTCTTGAATATTTCTTATTACTAAATCTTCATCGATTTTTAAACCAGGTTCGGGATTATCATTGCTATCCAACCAAGTTTGTATAACTGCATGAGCATTTGCAAATGTATCAAATTGAACTTCATCAATTGCATCATCTACACCAACGAACAATTGGTTAGTATCTATAGTGAAACCCATTTCACCTGTTTCTAATGTATCAACGCCTATTTCCTCACGGAGGCCGCGTCTTAGTAGAATTTTTACGTTTGTTATTGCCATTTCGTGTAACTCCTAGATTACATGTATTTATCAAAATAGTCTTGAACCTTAGTAGCCCATAACAATGAATACTTGTCAAATTCTTCACCTTCTACAACAAATTCTTGATAATTTCCTAGATTATCTGCTTCAGCATCCCACCCAATCATCATAATAACAATAGTGCGTATATCAGTGCCATACAATTCATTATGTGCTGCTGCATATGCTGCACCTTGCAAGAAGTAATCATCAATCCATGCACGTTTTTTAGGCTTGCGTGTTGTTTTGAAATCGATAATTGCTTGTTGTCCTTTGTATACGCCAATACAATCTGCAGTACCAGCATACAATCCTGGGTAGTATAATGGAACTTCAGTTCCCCATACTTCACTGATCTTACTAAGACCATCTTTGATAACAATATCTGATAGTTCTTTAGCCATCTGATGTATGAGGTTTGATCCACTTGGTCTATCTTCTTCAAGTATAAACTTTTCTAAGTGTAAGTGTACTTGCGTACCAATGCCAGTAGCAAGGTTCATAATACGATTTGCCTCTTCATTTCCGACACGTTTTCGCCATTCATGTAACGCAGTTTTATCAGCAAGTGCACTCAAAACTGTCGTGACACTTGGTAAGGGCTTACCCTCAGGCGTTTGATAATGACGAGACCCGTCTAGATTCACACGTGATAGGGGAGCATAGGTATAAGTTTCTTTTAACATAGTTTTATTATACTACACTTTCATGCAAATTGCAAGTCTTTATTTACTATAATACCGTTATATAGAAATTCTTATCAAATTCCAAGAAAAAACGTAAGAGAATTAATTCTCTTACGTTTCAATATGTTATAATTTTTTAAATTAATTACAAATGTTTCTTCAATTCCTCAATCATTGTTGACTTTGTATGTCTACGATCCAGTTGAACGCCTAGATTTTCATCTGCCCATATGTCTATTTCTTTTTTAGTCATAGACATAAAATCAGGAGTAGTTTTTACTTTTTTACTATTTTTAGTTTCTACTATTAGACTTGCTGAATTTGTATCGACTGTAATTGGTGCAACAGTTTCTACTACCGCATCTTTTACTTTTTCTTCAACTGCAATTTGAATTTGTTCTTTTTCTTTTTTAAGTTTTTCCGCTTCTGCCTGCGCCTCTGCAATTAATGCTGCATTTTCTCTTGCTGCTTTATTTATAAGTGTCTCTCTGCGTCTTTCTGCAACTTCCGGAGATAACTTTTTCAGTACTTCTTCAGTTGAATCATTCTCAATAGATTTAAGTAAATCTTTCATTTCTTTCTTAGAAACTACTTTCGGTTCTTTACCGCCTTTAATAATAAGTGGCATTATTTTATTCTCCTTGATGTTGCTTTAGTAGCGAGTTTTTTAACAGTATCTCTAGAATCATCATCGTTATTTGATGTGGGGGCAAACTCTAGATCAATACTATTTAAACTTGCATTATTAACATATTTACTATTTGATAATATATCAATTAAACTTTCAGCGGTCATTGAATGACCTAAATCATTTAATTCACGTACCATTATATCAGTTCCAATGGTATTAATATCATTCGCTTTTAAGCGAACAAGATATACATTTATATCATTAATAAGTTGTGACTTATAATTTTCATTTTCGCTTAAAAGTGTTGAAATTTTCATATTATTATCTCTTTGCTCTGCCTAGAGGTTCATCATCAGGTCCAGATGCTGCTTCATCGCCGCCTGCAAAATCTACTTCGACATCATTTTCGAAATCATCTTGCATATCACCGCCGATTACATCACCAGCAGACATATCATCTGATGGTTTTTCACCATTTAAAACCAAAACTGCATCATTTACAGCATCTTTTGTTGAACGTGCTTGTCCTAGTAATCCTGCTACTGCATCATTTACTGCGTCTTTAAATGCTGCTGCATTGTCTGTGCCGTGCGAATATGCCATTTCGTCTGTAAGTGGACCAAGTTGATCGTTTTGCAGTTTACCTAATTTTTCAATCATATCCTGTAGTTCATCCACCATACCACGTGCTGCCATCAAAACTTCTGCTTCTGCTGCATCGCTTTCAAGCAACGTATTAAGTTGTGCTAGTAGGCCTTCTTCTAATTTTTCTCTTTTCATTGTATATTCCTTTGGCTCTTCATATGAATTTTCATATTTTTTAACATTATTTTCATATGATGGCACATCACCTTCGTTTGTTTTTTCTGCTTTTGACGCATGTACTGCTTTACGCTGTGCATCTGATTTGTATTTACCCTCAGTTGCCACTGATTCATTCTTTAAGAATGCCGGTTTATCATCTGACTTATCGTCTGGTGTGCCATTGTCATCCATTGGCATCTTACCGTCGCCTTTGGCTTTCTTCTTAGCCGGCGCTTTGCCTTTTTTCTTTGCATCTTGATATGCTTTCAAACCTGCTGGCAATTCACCTTCAGCAACGTGTGCTTTTAGCAGTGATTTGATTGTTTCAATCATAAGCATGTTTTCGACATATGCACGATCCTGATGGTCTGCTGTCATTTCACGCTTTTGTGCTTCTAATTGTGCTTTCGCTTCTCTTAGTGATTCAAGATCACCATCTACTTCATAACCAAAGTTACTTTTCATATACTCATTCATTTTTGAAGAGATAGCAACTGGGTTAGAGTTGTAAAAAATTGTTTTTCTCATGGTATTTGCCCCAATACATAAAGTTATATTATGTATTTATCTTTTTAGTTTCATTTTCTAATTTACTTAATCGACTCATATATAGATTTTATACTACGTTTGGCACTTCCTGCTTCTGATTTTGCTCTAGTGAATCTTGCTTCAGAAATATTCATTTTACTAATATCTTTACGCTTTTTTGCTTTGGCATATGAATCTTTGAACTGAATAGCATCAAAATAAAATTTTTCAAATATTGCGTTACTTGCCATTATTTTTGTTAACTCTGGTGAGTTTATTTTTTTACCAGAATTCATATGTTTCGTAATAACATATGCAGTCTCATATAAACAAATGTTCTCAAACAATGTATCATTTGAGCGATTGTCTCTAATATCATAAAACCCTTCATCTGTTTTTTCAACACTAAACATTCCTACTTTTACACCTTTTGGTATCTTCGTAGACTCATTCATTGTTGTTGCAACCTTTTTACTAACATTTGCACTTGCATTATTAAATGCACTCATAATGTTTTCCATTGCTTTGATATCTTCAGTTTTGACACCGTGTGATACATCTATATGCCCAGAATCTGCCATTACTTGTTTTTCATAGGCGACTTGTTCTTTTAATGCAGTTTTGTCACCGTTAAGTGCCTTCATTAAATTAGACATTGCATTCACATCTTGTTTACTAGGTGCTGTCATTTTGTCCTCCGTTAGTTGACTCTATATCCACGTAGTGTTGGTACTAACACGCCCTTATGTACTAATTTATCAGCAATAATTACTGAGCGGTCACTTAATTGAGATTCATTAACATATTCATTTTCCGAAAAAAACTGGTTTAATAAATCACTTTCTTCTTCGGTGATCATAACATAAATGCCACCTAAAACTTCTTGTAATTTCATTTTAAACTCCTTTTATTTATTGAGTTTATTTAATAGACTTCTAAACTGTTGTGCTGTTTTTGGATCATTGGCAAGTGCACTAACAGACTTAGCTTGTTGTGACATTGCAAAACGCTGTACAGGTGTCAATGCTTTGCCTTGCTCGGCTCTATCTAGTGCTTTCGCTGCTTGTTGGCCGCTAATGCCGCCCAAAGCTTGCTTGCCCAATCGTTGCATTGCTTGTGCTTTCTTTGACATTGTAGAAGGATCAGCATCTGCATCAGCACCTTGTTGTTGTTGTGCTTGTGCCTGCTGCACACCCTTCATTTCGCCTGGTGTTAATGAAGTACGAGTGCCTTGTGATCCTGTTGAATATGCTTCATCAATATTAAGACCCAGAACCTCTTTAGCGGCATCTTCATTTCTATCACGTAATGCCCTCATTAATTCAACATACTTACCGAAATCAAGAGTTTTCATTCGTTTACGGACATCATCATCGCTCGATCCAACTAAATCTGCGATACCAGTCAATCTTGTATTATAAGTTTCAGTGACCATTGCGTTTTCTATACTATCTTTTAATCCCATTATTTCTCTACCTATTCAGCATTTTTAAGCGTTTACTTGCTGGATTCATTCTCTTAGTCATTTTTGATTTTCGTGCCATACGAGAACCCATTTTTGCTTTAGTTTTTGCCAATGTAAATCGTTTCTTAACATTCACTGGCTTAAAGCATGCAGTAGGATTAGCAACTGTCTTACCTTTTAATCTACCAGATGAACAACGATATTTACGTACTACTTTTTTACCACTACGGGCATAAACAAGTTTTGCTTCATAAAACTCTTCATCAGTTGTTACAATTTCTTCTATAAGCATTATATCACCTTAAACACAGAAGTCAATAGTGCAATTAGCAATGTACCAAATAATGTTGAACTTGCCCAAACAACTATCTTTTTTAACTCTGTAAATTGTTCCTTTGTATCTAATGTTTGACGTTCTACTAATGTTTCTAACCGCCTGATTGAATCATCTAATTTCTTAAATCGTTCATGATTAACTGCTACATGAGTTTCTAAACTCTGTATCTCAAGTGCTGCTAATTGCGGTTCATTTATAGACATCGTTCTTCTCCACGAATTGTTATATGTATTTATCATTTTAGGTTAGAAGAATTATCCACATATAAAAAAACCCAGTTTAAAACTGGGTTTTTTCTTTACATTCACTGCTTAATGGGGTATCTCCACATTCTATTTCATTATGCGAATGATTCCAAGACCATACTATGTAGTGGGCGCTCATTAGAATGTAGATTTATAGTAGTTCTGACATCTCAAATTCCATTGTGATAGGATCAATTGGCACACCATCAATATCTACACCGTAGAATATTTCTTTAAGTAATGCGACATTATCGCCACTACGTTGAAATGCTTGCCCATGCTCTACCGCAAATTTAAAAATCATACCATTACCAGTTAGTGTCGGTGCTAGACCAGTAAGTGATACTGGAATAGGACTATTCATAATTACAGGTTGGGCCACCAGATTGATTAGATTACAAACATCATCAAAATTTTGTTGTGACTGATCTAAGATATCACCGGTTGAGGTGATGTCTAATGTTTTTACATATATTGTATAAAAATTCAAGTTACCTGATAGATTTTCACTTGAACCTGCTGCACCGTGTATTCTTGCCATATTATTTCTCCATATTATATTATATTATATTAGTATTATTAATGTGCAGTGAACCCAGATGGCGGAGTGTAAACGACATCATTTCCAACGTTGAAATATCCACCGAAACTTATGACATTAGAGCTTCTGGAACCAGCAAAAATGACTGGCGGCACGCTATTTGTAGAATAAACCGCCCCTGACCCAGATGCTGGATCACTGGGCCACCAGGTAGTATTATTCTTATTAATCCAAAGTTCTCCAGTCGCACTATCATATGCAAATTGTATTACATCCGATTCTCGAACTGGTGCCCCAAGACCTATGTCTGTAATTGTTACTGTGCCATTTGTCTTCGTGATTATTTTCCCAGTATCAAGCGTATAGGTATGCGATCCGTCTTCCATGCCAAAGCCGAACTGTGTTTGATCTGATCCTGACACTCCTATCATACCTGACGTTGATTCAGCCCATGCCGCAGAATAGTGCGACCATATAAACTCAAAGTATTTTTTCCCTGCACTAAGAGTGTTACTTGGAACAGCATTAGTCCAATTATATCCAGTAGTATCACCTGTAAAAATGAATCCGTCCTTATATGTGGTCGGGTTGCTGCCAAACGATAAGGTGGTCTCGTTCATTCGAGAATCTGTAGTAAATGTAATAGGAGTAGTAAAACTCAGTGCTGCGGTAGTAGTAGTAGATATAACGTGTATTCCATCAGTTGCTTTTGCACGGAATGTAAAGCTTCCAGCATCTGTCTCTGTAATACTAGGAGTTAACGTAAATGTTCCATCATTATTATTTACAATTGTTGCTTGTGCTTGATTGCTTGGACTTGTATCATATGTATATGTTATATCAAATCCTTCTGGATCTGTTGCTGCAACAGCTAATGTGTTTGCAGTGCCGTCTGAATTTAATGCTACTGAACTTGGTAATTCTGCTGTCCATATAGGCTTTTCATCTGGGCCTGCCCAAACTTTGATCCATTCACTGCCATTGTTTATATGTAGTGTGTCAGAATCACTAAGAAATGCTAAATCACCCTCATTTGCTGCAGCCGCATTACGTGCAGCAATACTGGCATATATTGTGACACCACCACCAGATGATGTGGCGCCGCCGCCTGAACCAACTGTATGTCCACCAACAGTTGCACCATCGTGTACTACTAATTGATTTGTAGTTGTATTCACCGTGACTTCACCTGCTGCGCCAGTAAACGATGCATGTTCTGCAGTTGTTCCACGTCTGAATTTTACTGAGTATGCCATATTATTTTCTCCATATATGGTGTATGTGAGTATTTATCAATATCTGATGATAATTAAAAACAAAAAAAGACCCAGCATAGCCGGGTCTTTATACTCTAATAGATAGAGGTTATGTATTAGTAATCAAAGTCTGTTACTGTATAACCTGCACCTAGTGCTGCTTGTAGGTCTGCTGCATCCCATGCGCCGTTGTTTTCAACTGCAACACGTTCACCGCCTGCACCTAGAATTACAACTGTTGCTCTCATACCAACTGTTTCGACAACTAATTTCATGTCTACTGCTGATGTGTGTGCGATTGTGAAATGTACTAGTGATCCTGTTAGGAATTGACCTGCATCATATGATTCATGTACTTTTGCTACCATTTTATTTCTCCATTAAAATTTATTGAGACTTTATCATCTCTATACTTTTATTTATCCTTTTTACGCCAACAATTGTATGTTACTTTCTTCTAGATTGGAATTTTGTTAGACCAGATTTTGTTGGTCTATCATATGTTGTTTTTGCAGCACGTTTGCCCAATGCTTCTGCACCTTTAACTAAAGCATACGCTCCACCAATCGCAGCGGCGCCTTTAGCAGCACCTTTAACAATAGGGCGATCCCAAATCTTTTTCTTCTTATCGTTTCTATCATTAACCATATAGTTACCACGCTTTTGAAAAGAAAGTAATGGTTGTGTAAACTCACTACGCATTGCTTTAGAACGCATATATTGAACACTACGTGTTACCACTAGTGCACGTTGATTTTGATTCAAATTATCCCAATCTCCAACCAATCTACGCATTGACTTCAACATACTATCTTGAATATTTAATTGGCGTTGGAATCTAAGTAGCATTTTTTGCTCATATCCTGAATCAGTTTTATTGTTACCAATATGAGTTAGATATTGCACTAAATCTGCTTTTTTGAGTGATAATCTTTTCTTAGCGATTACATCTTTTTCATTACTATTATCATTGTCTTTACCCATTAAACGGTTTAAAGAAATATATAGATCCGTTCCACTTGTTCTAAATGTATCAAAATTTCTAAATGATCCGGTACGTTTAGCATATTCACTTGCCAATGGCGCATAATCATAATCTTTATTGAAAATATTTAATAGCATTAAATACATGAATGAAATTTCAGCAGCATCATCTAAATTAACTTCGCTTGCTATCTTTTTATTTCTAAACAAGCGGCTTTCAGTTAGTTCGTGTACTAATTGTAAACTGTTATCATTGTCATCATCAATTTCGTGACCGCCATATATTTTTGCCCATTGACTGGCTGTATATTTTTTATCACTCATCTTTCATCTCCCTAAATCGGTTTGCAAGTTCGATAATTTTATCACTTGCATATGTTTTACAGCATCTAGGTATGATTGAATGAATAATAATTGCAAATACTGCAATCTGCAGTTGGAGAGCAATACCAATTGCAAATTTTGCATGTTGCAAGGGCCCCATATCTGCTTCTTTTAAATGTTCTTTACATTCTTTACTAAACATATTATTCCCTAATTACTTTGCGAAGTTTGCAGCACTAAATTCTAATCTATCAACAATTTTCATAGCGCGCCCAACATGGTCTACAATAACAAATCCCTCAGGATCAGTTACCTTAAACGAACCATCTGGTTGTTCAATAAAACTATCAATCGATTTAATATCTCGCATCTTACGCTGAAACATCATTTTCACTGCTTCGGTTTTTAAATACGCTCTATACATATTCGCAATATTACTTGCATTCTCTTCAATAAATTCAACAACTTGTTTCTTTTTATCTAATTTTGCTAGTCCTGCTTTGCCTTCTGGTCCAGTTTTTAATTTAGACATATCAGTATCAAACTTATCTTTCAATTTATTAATAAAATCTGATACGAATTTATCAGCATCTTTCTCTAACGCATTACCTGAACGAATAGGTGTATTAGCATGTGCTTTAAGTGCAGCAACTATATCTATTCCGCCAATTGTATTATTAATGTTTTTAAACACATCTGGACTAGGTATAGACAAACTTGAAAGTTCATTAATTGCAGTTGCAATTGCACTAACTTCACCCTTACTAAGATTTACTTGTCCTGATACATCTTTAATACGTGCATCAGTATACCAAACATTAGATGATTTATTTAAGTTACTTGCATCATAACCAAATCTTGCACTCATATTTTCTAGTGTATCGCCCTCATAACTAGTATGAAATACCACACCAAGTTTAGATGATAGCATTTCACGTGCTGTATCACTATTAGCAGGAACAACGTATGTTATAGTATTAGGCTTGAATGCTATATACTTTTCACCTTCAATCTGTACTTCTTTTAAATCGTCACGTGTAAAAAGAAGATCGCCTTGAACTACTCCAGAAATACCCAAGTTTTTGAGGTGTTCTAGTGATGCATATAATTTATCACGTAGTCCTTTTTTACTTATTGCTTCGCCGTTTTTGGTGACATCAGCATGATTTTTTTCAATATCTTCAGGCTTTTTATTCAACTTAGGAGTTTTTGCAAATACACCCTTAGTTCCAACAAAAAACTCACCATCTTCAGGATCAACCCCAGCAAATATTGCTGGAGCACCATCCCATTTTGTTGTAATCGCATCGCCGCCGCTATCACCATCCAATGAGGATAATAATTTAGAGTACGTACTCACAACACGTTTTAGTCCCTCTTGTCCGTAAATAAAGATTAATTCTTCAGCATGATCCAAGTGCGTATTTTTTGCTTCACTCAAATCATTATCAAAAAGACCCTTTAGTTTCGCATGAAATCCAACTTGCTTTTGGCGGGGTTTACGTGGGCCTCTAAATCTGCGTTCAATTCCTTGATTTAAAATTATATCTGATATCTTCATTTCTTATCCCCAAATGGATTTTCCCCAGTTAGTTGTGGTCTTGCAAACCATAACTTAAACCACTCATCCGTTCCAGGTTGTATATTATTCTTTTTCTGATACTCGCCTTTTTCTTGGCCAGTATGTGAGATATTCTCCTGATGTTGTGATACATCATAAGGCTTATATATACCTGCTAGAACCTTTAGTTGGTGTAACTGTTGTTCAAAATCCATTATTTGTCTACACTATTCATGCCTCGCTTAAATTTACGCGGGTCTTTTGTGCGGATACTATTAACTAAACGTTTTTGTAAATCATTTGCAGTATCTTCATCAAAATTATTTTCAATGAATTCCATTAAATGTATCGCACCTGCAATAAGGTGTTCGCCCTTTTGTTCAACCAGACGTTTATTATCTTTATCATAAGACATGCTGTTTAGTTCTTCAAATAGACTTTTACGTTTCATAACAATTCTCCGTTAAGTGTATTTATCAAGTTTCATCAAAAGCAGACCTGCTTTTAGTTTTAAGCATTGCTCTAAGTGAACTTGCAGCCTGTGTCTTTTCAAATACAGGGGTATCATCATCTTCTGGTTTATTTAGGGTTGTTTTCTTTCTAAGTTGGTCAACAACACTTGTAGTACTTCCACCATTGCTTGATGCGCCAACACCATTACTATCTTGATCTGGATCATCTGAAATGCGCAAACTATCTCTATCGAATAATAAACTTACCTTACTACCGACACCAGAAGATGAACGTGTTTTTAGTAGTTGTAATTGATATTGGCCACGTTCACGCATTGCATTTGATGTAAAGATACCGATAACATTATCTGCTGTTTGAATTTTACTGATACCACCAGCAATATGAGAATGATCAAATTCAATTTCTTCGACTGCACTACGATTTAACTGTGATGCAGTCACAGTAACAGTCTGAGTTTCCATAGAAAAGTTACGCATTTCTTCTGTAACATATTTGTCTTTGGTAAAGGTATCACCTGCAGGCACTTTTTTGGTTGCTGGCATTAACAAGTCTAGATAGTCAATGCACATACAATCAACTGTTTTGCCAGTTTGTATCTGAAGTTCTTTCAAGTAAGACCGTAGATCATTGATTGTTGAACCACTCGGAAGATACTTTATACGTAGCATACCGGACTGTTTGCCTTTCGCTTTAACTTGTAGTTCAACATCGTCTAGGTCTTTAAAAATGCGTCTAGTACTGCGGTCCGTCTGCATTGCATACATACGCATACTTGAAAGTTCCTCGGATAACTCCAATGTGAAGTAGACACAATTCAACCCAGCCTCCGCCCAATTCAGGCTCATATTTTGCATAAAAAGGGATTTACCTGCCCCGGAGCCACCTGCAAAAATCGTAATCTCCCCACGATTAATGCCACCATATAACTTATCATCAAGAGATTTCCAACCAGTCGTAATCTGACCATTGTTGTCTTTCATCCGTTCAAGCACACCTCTAGGATCAGCAAAATAATCTGTTCCTAAACTACGTGCCAGTCCAATTTGAACAGCCTCTTTAATTCTAAGTTCTACTTCACCGTATTTGCCAGTCTCAAGTAAGTCTGTACTATCGATAATAGCCTTCTCAATAGCCTTGTGACGGCAAAATGTCTCAAACTCATCCACAAACCATTCTTCATGCTGGGTTATGTTGTCCAACTTCTCAATGTCTTGCCCCGTTTCTGCCTTAATAATTGCAGTGTCTGGCAGTGTAGAATAATCTTCACTATAATCAATAAGTTGTTTGACCACAGGACGAACACTGCGGTCAAAATATTCAGGCTTGATAATCCCTCTGATCCTAGTATATAGTTCAGGATTAGTAACCATGAATTGAATGAATAGTTTCTGTAAGTCTGGGCTATAATTTTTTACTTCTGACATTTGTATATTATATCATTTCTCTGTATAAAGGTCAACACTTTTAATCAAACAGTGCTGGGTTTAAATTATTTTCTTCTTTTTTACGCAATCGATCACGCTTCCAACCTTCACGCTGCTTTTCTCTTTTGGCAAGTTCTTCAGCAGATGGTGCTATGGGATCTGGGTCAGGTAATACTTCTACTTCATCAAGTGTTGGTAAGAAAGCATCATATGCGTTTTTATTCATTTCAAACCCAACAAACTCTCTACCGTAACGTAATGCAGTTCTCGGCGTAGTGAAGCCACCACAAAATGGATCCATTACTACATCGCCACGATTACTACTATATAGGATAAACTTCTCAATCCAATCTTCATTCAGTTGGTTCTTGTTTTTAATTTGTCCAGGTTTATGACTACGCGGCATTGTCTGCACTGTCAATCGGTCATGATAACTATCTTTACTATCAGTGTAATAAGCATTAGTATTAAATGTACGCTTTTGCTTGCTTGTTTCTGGCTTTGACCAAAACAAAACATGATAGTGACTACTTACAAATTTGTTTTTTGTTGATACACCAAAACTATATTGTGCAATAATATGATTAATTT